CCCGCTGTTAACATCATCCGGTTGCCAATTGTGGCACTCTTCACGATAGTGTTGGTAAGTGCTGTCAATGCGGCCTGTCCTGCTGAGCTTAATCCAACACTTGCTCCAGTGTTCCAGGCATGGAAAGAGCGGAAAACACTATTGTAAAACTCATCGTTGCAAAACTCCAAATTCAACTTGGACTTGCAAGGGGTGATGGTTTTGTTTGCGAATCCGTAAACACCAAGTGGAGTCCAGGCGCAAGAGTTGTGTGGCTGCCACAAATGAGGCTCACCCGTTGGGTACCAAATCTTGTACTCCAAATCGGTGGTGAGGCGCATGTATGAGTACATGCCGAACGCAGACTGATAAAAACCAAACTTATCGTTGTATCGCTGCTCTGCCAAATAGTTCAACTCCGATGCTTGAAACATCAGCATGTTGCTATCCGGCATGAAAATTGGTTCGAGAGTTATCCCTTCCATTGTCTTTTTTTTGTTTTATTTGATTGTCAACCAATTACGCTTTTACGGTAGCCTTTAGAGCTTTACCGAAAGCTTTTTCAGTTTCAGATAGTCCGGTTTTGGCATTGCCTTCGCCTGGCTTTGGTTCGTCCAGTTTCTTACCCGCAAGTTCAGCCGCCAGGTCATTGATCGTTTTGGCCTGGGCTTCAACGGTAGTTTTCAGGGTGTCAAGGACTGACTTTTCAGCAAAAGCCGATTCGTCAACCTTTTTCAAACCCAATTCAGCCACGGCGGCGGCTACCATTGTTTTGAGTTCTTCCGCATCAATCGTAGCTTTCAGGGTCTTTGCACCTTCCAAAGCTTCAATTGCGGTCTTTTCGTCGGCATCCTCTGGAATATCAATCCCGGCGAAAGCCTTGAGTTTTGCAAAAAAGTTTTTCATTGTTTTTGTTGTATTTGAAGCCCTTGGAATCAGGCTTTTGATTGAAGCAATTAATGAATCAGGGTTGGCTGGAATGGTAACGATGCTGATTTCAAGCAGTTCTTTGATGGCTAAGTAGTAAGTATCGGCCTGGGCATCGTATCGGCTGTTCATCCAGTCGATCATGTACCCAATAGAGAAGCCTTTAATCAATCCTTCTTCTACCATCCAAGCATCCTTCCAGGACTTTGAAACAAAGCCACGTACATACAAACCATTGTCAAGCCCTTCGACTTCCAGGATCTTACCCACTGGCTTATCGTGATCGTGCATAAATAGCAGCGTACCAAAGCCGTTTTTCATGTAGTTGGACAAAATAGGCTCAGACCAATTCCAGGCAGCAACAACGTCGTCAACCCGGTCTTTGGTGGTGGTATTGGCGTATCCTTCGATATAGATTGCCCCATCTGGTATTTTTCCTTCCAGTGTGGCGGGTGGCGTGAGTGCCTTAAATTCCCAAGACGTGAATATTTTTTCCTGTACCTTATCCAAAACCTCTGCCATGTGCGCTATTTTCAACAAAAATCTACTTATTGCGCGGGCTTTGGAACGGTAGCGGGTTGGTGTACTGACGTTTTTGACGGATAATTAGAATGTTGGTATCTATTTTTTTCCCGTTACTCTTCTCAATTTTCGCTCAGTAAGCCCCCATTTTATACGCAATTGCTCGCAACTCATGCCCTTTTGGGAGTCCTCTCGTATCAATGCCGCCGTTAATTGCTCATAGGTCATGTTGAGCAATAAGGACAAAGGGTCTTTTGGAATGTCGGTAATGCTGGAAACCTTAGCCCCAGCAATGCGATTGTAGAAAATCACAATCACTTTTTCGATGTCGATGCGGGAAGGCTCCCCTCGTTTATAGCCCATTTGATCCAATTTTTAATGTCCTTCAAATTAGCGCAGCATTCAGAGCCGCGCCAAAATCCAAGCTGAAACAGCGTCTTTGCATCATCCCAGGTGATTTCATGCTCTGCCATGTCGGCAATTGCTTGCTTTTGTTCTGTTGTTAAATGTACCGTCCTGATCATAGTATCTTGTTTTCTGATTCTTCAACAAGTGTTACGGGTGTGCTTACAAAGCTCCCCCGGTGATCCTTTACCGCCAGGGCTTTGAATAGCCTATACCCGTAGTAGTCAACAAGGATAGGTTTTCTAAAGTCCAGGTCTTTATAGTCCTGCTCAGTGAGCCAAAGTAGCATTTCAAAATCTGCATTTTTGTAGAAATCTTTTATGATTTTCAATCTCCAAAACGCTGTGTAAAAGTCGCCATTCGATGCCCCGTAAATTGGACGGTAAAACCCATCTACACTTACCCGGCGTGTGGGCCATTGTGACAAATACCCAAACTCAGATATAGCCGCGCCTTCATAAACAAGCTGAAAAGGATCTCCTGAGCCGTCCAATTGTTCAACAAGTCCGTGATTATACGCTACCCGGTAGCCTAGTTTCTTACTTAATGTCCCGTCTTGGTTGTCCCATAATGCCATCAAGGAAGGGGTTGCATTTACGCTTGCTCCACTTGGTAAGAATCCTATCTCTTCAACTGTGGTATCTCGCTCAATGGTTGGTTCAAAGATTGGGTTTTCAAGTACCTTGGTTTCCTCTTTTTGACCTTTCGTATCGACAAGCTTTGACCAGATTTGAACAGGATAATTTTGCTTTGAAATGTATTCGTCGGAGCTTTCTTTGAATTGGAGTCGTAGATACCTTTCGTGTGCTTCGCTGATTTCGCGTTTTACCAAAGATCCGCCCTGGGTTTTTGCAGTGAAATCCAAGGCAGAGTTTAAGAAGAAGCCCTCCATCACTACCGCGTCGATGTTTGTTTGATACGGAGGGAAAAGGCTGATTGTCTTTGTTGCAAAATCTGGCTTGATGATGCCAGCCATCATGTGCTGCAATGCCTTAAAGAAATCCAGTGCGTTTAAATTTGGGTCAATTAAGTCTCCAAGATTGATTGTGTCATTCTCAATGTATCGCGGCGGGTCTGGTTCGAATCTCAATTCCCCGCCCGCTTTGAGTACCCACGGGTAATCGTCCCCGCCTGGTGTGATATTATCTGCATAGTCAACAAAGATCCCAAATGTTGTTCCTGCAATTACTTTCTCAATCCGAAAATCTATGTCGATGTTGATCGTTTGTGCCTCGCCTGGTACACCCTGTAATTGCTGGACAAAAGGAAAAGAAAACGTATCTGTTGGGGCCTCAAATTGGTAAAGCAAAAGTGACCATGTTGGCGACGGGTCGGATGCTGGTGTAGCAGGGAGTTCGATTGTACAAGTAAGCCGAAAATGTAAGTCGATTTCGCTTTGCCCGCCCGAGGGGTAAAAGTATTCGCCTGGACTAATTATGCCGTTGTACAAATCAAAGGGGTCATAAATCGTATCAGGGAAAATTAGGTTGGTCGAAGCCCCCGTAAAATTCAAATCGCTGTTGTTGCCTACTGCTACCCGCAAAGGATCTTGTTTGTTATCGTAGCTGTACCAATGTTCCCCGGAGATGTACCCGTAAAGCCGATTGAATGGGGCCACATCCCAAACGGTGCTTTCAAATTGCCAGCCTATTTCGCAAAAACAGGCCCGCATGACTTTGGTGAGATTGAACCACATGCGCAAATCCTTGAGCGTTGCGCTGCCTTCCTGATTCCATCCTCCGTAACTGGCTAGGGTAGGGGTTGCCATTATCGTTTCATCGCTCCAAGCCGCCGCAATTTCTGCGTCACTGTATTCAAATTCTCCCAAATCAACGTCCCGAACACGCAAACGCGAAAGCTTTTCAGCCCAATTCGAGCCGTATATTTCTACTTCGTACCCTTCTTCTTTGGTTTCAGTTAGTCGGATCTCGTCAAACTCCAAGATTTCTCCATTGTCCCAAACCCAAACATCAATCGGGTTTGTGTAATCAGCAAAGAAATAGTCATTGCCCGGAGAGCGAGGCAGGGTAAAAGACAAAGCTACCTCCTGGCTTACCCTATTCTCTGTGTCAAGCTCGCTACGGCTCTTTGATTTTCGAATGGCGTAATCCTCTGGCAAGTCAAAGAAAAACGCGCCATCAGAAAGTAAGTGCTGCGGAATGCCAGATATTTTCTTTGCTTTTATCATTTGGTTTGCATAGATTTGTGGCGTTGTGAATTACGAGGTACTTAATTTTCGTTTTCTGTTCAAGATTCAGAAGGATGGGCTTACACTCATCCTTTTTTTATTTGTGGAACTTCGTACCAGATGCACTTTTGAACACGCCTTCAAACCGTTTATCCCCTCCCCTGTTCATGTTCACAAAATTACCGCGTGTCATTTGCAAACGCTCCAACTTCGATACTGTTCCCGATGTAGTTTCCACTTGCTTGATTCTGTAAATTTGTGGGCTTCTTTGTAGCTGCTCAAACATGCCCCGGTTCAATTCGTTGATGGGTTCAGAGATGTACACCAATTCGTTTTGTACGTCGCTCACTACATCCACTCTGGCCACGTCTTGTATTTGATCTTCGTAATCCCTTCCGCCAGGCTCAAAGATTCTGGTGCCAGCCGTCACGCCCTGGTTGAGTTGGCGAAGTTCCCCAAAACGAATGCTGTCAAAACTTCCAAGATCGCCCAGGTAAATAATCACCTCTTTGCAGTCGCAATCCATGTGAGAGAAAGTGCGTACCAACTTTTCAGAGTATGGGGTTTTTACGTCGCCATCAGTGTATGCGAAAACCTGAATATCTACACTGTCTGCTGAATCAAGTAGCGCCGAATAAGATCCGTTAAGGGTTCCGGTAGGTACAAAAAAGAATTTGTGCGTGTTTGTACTCGGACTTGCGGCAATCGTTTCGGTTGTTTCTCCAATGTGGATTGTGAACTGAATAAGGAAAGGGTTTACGTCTCTCCATGCGCCATCATTGACCAAGTAAATACCCGCCAATTCAAAGAAGTCATTACACAAATACCGCCGCAAAGGGTTGCCCGTTACCCATTTTACAAGTGGATCACCTGGGCCGTCGTCGCTTGGATCGCTGGTGTACGGCGCAAACCCAAATTGGTCGGTAGGTTGAAAGATGGAGTTGACCAGCGTAAAAACATCGCTTTGAGCAACTTCTTCAATATCCTGTTGACAGATTGAATTTTGATTAATAAGCGATGCCCTGAAAAGAATGTCCATGTAAAATTTATCCTCAAACCAAAATACTGTATTTGTTTTGGGTTCGTAGGTATTGAATAAAAACGAGGCATCAAATTTGATTGAGCAAACGCCATTTACCCCACTTGGATCAATGGCCGCTGATTTGCGGCCCACAATTCTATCAGATCCGGTGTATAAATCCCAGGCCACAAACTTTGATTTTCTGCTTTCGAGTGTGCCGTTTGTGCTGCTTACTGTTGGCTCTATGACCAGTGGCGTAAAGTTGAACGTGAAAGGCGAAACAACGCCCGGCCTTGAGTTGGTGACTGTAACAACGGCACCGGAATAGGTCACAATCCAGTCAAGAAAACCGGGCGCAATACTGAGCATATTGGCAAAGTTTTCCGCCGTGTCTTCTTTGACCGCTTCGTGGTGGTATGTGCTTGCGGTAAAAGGCTGCGCACTTGCAGTTGTGAATGAATTGCCAAGCACCTGAACAGTAAGCCCGTTGGCCTCTGCGCCATTCACAAAAGTAATCGTGAAGGTGGCATAAGCGTCGGCGCTATTCAAAAAATCAGTTGTGCCAAGTAGCCATTCCAAAAACTTGCTCTTTGGCTGTGGTACTGTGTCGCTTGGCTGCTGTGTTATGGTGAAACTCATATTTTGCTTTTTTGTTCGGCTTTTGCAATCCTTTCATTTTCCCGGTTGGCATTGACAAGCCCTTCCCTTACGCCATGGTTGGCTCCCGCACTTACGGCAACGGCAATGTTTTGCAGCGAGTTCGGATCTATTGAAACTATGTTGACACCTCCCGATACACCCACGGACATTTTAGAGAAGTTTGGCTCAAGCAATCCGCCTTGCTCAAACTTTACCCCATAGCCACGATCCGCATTGATCGCAGATAGTATAGTTCGTTTGCCCGGAAAGTTTACCGCGCTCAGTTGTTTCAAAATAGGGTAGTAGCGCCCGGTGTTGTGCTTGTTGATTATTGCCGTGCCTCCTTGGCCATCGTCTCCAATCCATTCCCCGCCCTCGGCTTCAATTGCTGTATTGCCTACTTGAATAGGAACACCTCCATGTGCATGGCTTGCGCCTTTTATAATCATCCCCCTGGCGGCTTTTTGCGCGTTGATCTGGGCAATTTGGCTAGTGGTCGTAAATGTCAGAAATGCAATTTGGGCAGCCTTGTACAAAGCGCCCAATGGATCAGGAATGATTGAAGGAGTTGAAAGGATGTTGACCGTACCAGATGCCAGTGAGGCTAAAGCGGCCGCAACCCTGAAACGCTTTTGCTGCTCAAACTCTTTTTTCCTGATTCGCTCCTGCTCTACTGCAAGCTCTTTCTCTAGCTTTTCTTTCTTTTTGGTGTTGTCCCCTGCCAACTCAATTTCTTTGGCGTAACGCTCTTCAATGGCGTTTAATTCCGACTCATTGCGTGCCGATGCAAGACCAGATATTGCGGCCCCGGCTTCTGTGAGTGTATCAAAGAATCTGCCAGAGGTGAAGAAGTCCCCGAACTCTTCCAACAAAGCATCTAGGCTCACCTCTAAATCGGTTCTGGTTCTGGTGGTAAACTGCTGTACGCCTTCGCCAATTTCTTTTCCAAGCCCCGCAAGACGATCAAGTAAACTTGTGCCAACTACCCGCAACCCTTTTTCACTTTGCTGCACCTGTTTCAAAACACCATCCTCAGTAACGGTTTGCGTTCGCTGAAAGGTCTTTTCTGAAACGTCCTGAACTTCTTTGACTGATTCAACAAATCCGGTCAAGTTGTCAAGCAGTGCTTTTTGTTCCTTTTCGGCTTTGCCTAGCTGGTTCTTTGCAGAAAACAACCGCTCGAAAAGTGCGGGTTTGTCCCTGGGTGCTGCCTTATCAATTTCACTTTCGAGCTTTGATACTTCACCACGCAAGAACGCAAGCGACCCTTTTCCGAACTCCTCAGCAACTTTTTTAGCCTTGGTGATACTGGTGGTTACCTTGTCAACTTTAGTGGCCGCCTCTTCGTTCCCTGCTCCGAATTGCAAGACATCTTGTTTGCCTGTCTTGAGTAAATCCGTGAAAGTTTTTAGGTTCTTAACGGGAGTAGTGAATAGATTTTGAATAGGCTTTGTAACTATGTCGTAGAACTGCCCAATGCTTCCAACTGTGCCGTTTAGCGTCTTTCTGATTGCGTCAATTACAGAAAAGATTGTGCGGAATGGAACAAGCGCAACCTCGCCAGCCTTTCCAAGAATTGAAAGCGTTGCACCAAAAGAAGTCGCTTCTTCGTCTGCTGCTCCAAAGCTTTTTGAAAGGTCGCCTATCAGGTCAAAAAGTGGCTGTATGGTTGTCCCTAAGTCCTGGAATGCCTGAATGGTTAAGATCAAAGCCTCTAAAAGCTGGGTTTGAATGATCGTCGTTACATCTTCCAAATTTGTTCCAGCGCCGCCAATGGCTTCGGATACCTCTACGACTTTACGGTTAAACTCGGTGTTGATTTCAAGCGTGCGAAGCTGTGCGGTTTGGTACTCGTTTGTGGTGTCGATAAGTGACAACGTGGCCAGGTCAACATCCTTGAGAGATTTCACAAACTTGATGCCGGCATCTTCGCCAGCGCCCCGGAACACATCAGCAAGTACCGCCCCGGCTTTGGGGCCATTCTCTTGCACGGTGTCAAGTTGCTTGGCCACCTCAGCAATAGCGCCACCAATACCTTTTTCTCCAATGATCTTTTCAATCTCAGCACCACTGATTCCAATTCCTTCAAGCGCCTTGAGTGTAGCGGGTGTCAATTCTCGCAAGCTCAATGCTGCCTCTTTTAC